AAATCAGCGTTTCAGGAGGTGAAACACATGGCGGGACGACCGTCGAAGCCGGTGCAATTGATTAAACTTGAAGGAAAAAGCCATCGCACCAAAGCTGAACTGGAACATCGCGAGAAAATGGAGAAGGCCCTTTACACCGGGACAACGTTCAAAGAGTCTCCCGCCGTGAAGGCCGATCCTGTTGCGCATAAGGAATTCTTGCGGCTTAAAAAGTTGTACAAAAACATCCAATTTGTTGACGGTCTGGACGAGCAGATGATTAACCGATATTGCCTGCTAATCAGCCAAGAGCAAAAGCTGATGGAGTCCGATGACTTCCTAGCGCTTCACAAGACGCGGGAAATGATCCTGAAGTTAGAGGATCGGTTGTTCCTGAACCCAGTATCCCGCATCAAGGCGATTCCGAAGAAGCCGCCGGAGGAAGAAAAAGAGTCGCCAATGGCGCGGTTTTTGAAGCGCAGGGCTGGTGGTTGAAATGCCGCATGACAAACAGCGCGCGCTCGAGGTTATCGAATTCGTCCAAATGCTGCATGCGGTTGATGATTTTTACGGACAGCCGTTTAAACTTCTCGATTGGCAGTACCAAGTTCTTTGGGACGTTTATGGGACGGTAAAGGAAGACGGTTATCGCCAATACCGCTATGCGTACCTTGAGATTCCGAAAAAGAACGGCAAAACATCCCTAATTGCTGCTCTTGCGCTGTATCATTTGGTTTGTGATCCACCTGGTGGTCAGATTTTCTGTTGCGCTGCTGATAGTGGGCAGGCGGGATATGTCTATAAGGCTGCGTGGGGGATGATAGAACAGGAACCGGAATTTCAGGGCCTTTTGAGGGTTTATGATAGCCGAAAGGAAATCAAAAACCTTCATACCGGCACAACCCTGAAAGTTCTGTCCGCCGAAGCGTATACAAAACATGGTATCAACCCGACGGTGGTCATTTTCGACGAGCTTCACGCGCAGCCCAACCGCGATTTGTGGGACGTGATGACTTTCGGCGCCGGTGCTGCGCGGAAAGAACCTTTGTGGTGGGTCATCACGACAGCAGGGGACGACCCGGATCGCAAGTCCATTGGATGGGAAATACACGAATATGCAAGGAAAGTCCGAGATGGGGAAATTCATGACCCTTACTGGTATGTGAAGATTTATGGAATACCAGAAGACGCCGAGGACATTGATATTTTTGATGAAGAGCTTTGGTTTAAAGTCAACCCGTCGTTAGGGCACACAATCAGCATCGAAAGCCTCCGTCAAGAGGCGCTGGCGGCTCGTAACAGCGAGGCGGCAGAGCGCCTTTTTCGTTGGCTACGTCTGAACCAGTGGGTATCGCTCAAGCGCACCGGATGGCTGCCGCTCTCATTATGGGATCAGACGGTTGGCAAGTGGGACCTTTCCGAACTCGTCGGGAAGAAGTGCTATGTCGGCCTCGACCTCTCCAGCACGACGGATATCACGGCTGCCGTTTATCTGTTCCCGCCGCAGGAAGGGATTCCGGATTGGCGGTTTATTCATGAGGCGTGGATACCCGAGGACAACATGCGTGAACGGGTACGGGTTGATAAAGTGCCATATGATCGTTGGGTCAACAGCAAGAATCTGATTGCCACGCCCGGTAATGTCGTCGACTACGATTTTGTGGAGGCGCGGCTTGTCGCGGCTAGCAAACTGTACGATCTGCATACGGTTGGCGCCGACCAGTGGAACAGCCGAATGCTTACGCAGCGGTTGATGCGACAGGGCATCGACGTGGTGGAGATCCCGCAGAACATGGCGAGCATGTCGCCGGCCATGAAGTTGATCGAGCAGCTATTGAAACGCGGTCTGATGACTCATGAGGCAAACCCGGTTGCTCGCTGGTGCTGGGGGAACGTCGTGGTCACGGTCGACGGCAATGAAAACATCAAGCCTATGAAAAACAAATCGAAAGACCGCATCGACCTTACCGTTGCGTTAATTGACGCGATGGCAACGGCGATGCTGTTTGAGGAAATAAGCTTGGATGTATCCGAGTTTGCGGATGAAGCGTTCTTGAACAAATTGTGGGGGTGAAACGGTGAAAAACCTAATCTATGTCCTGCGCGACTTTGCGGAGGATTTTTTGATTATTGCCGGCCTGGTGGTCATTAATTATGCGACTTTTCAACTGCATTATTTGGCCGGTCTGTATTGCTTGGGCGCGACCTTGATGCTGATTGGTTTCACAATCGCCCGCCATCCTCCGAGAAAGGAGTGATCAACCTGAATGCTATTTAGACAAGCAATGAAGTCGCAAAATCTGATCGAAAAGCGAGAAACGCTTGAATTGAACGTCGATGACAAACGATTGCTCGAAGTGCTCGGTATCGACGTCGGGGACGTGAACGTCAAAGGCAAGAACGCTCTCAAGATCGATACCGTATATGCCTGCGTCCGGATTCGCTCCGAATCGGTGGCCAAATTGCCACTCAAGGTGTATCAGGAAGACGAAAGCGGCGTGCAGAAGCAAACGCGGCATCCGACATATCAGTTGTTGCGTTTGCGACCGAATCCGTACATGACTGCATACGACTTTTGGAAGTGTATCGAGGCGCAATGCTGCATGTTCGGCAATGCCTACGCTTCGATCGAGGTAGACCGAAGCGGCAGGATCGTCGGGCTGTGGCCAATGGATGCAAGCCGGGTCAAAGTCGTCGTCGACAACGACACAGCGGCGAGCGGCATCGTCACTAATCGATCGAAGCTCTGGTATGAAGTAAATCTCGGGTACGAGCAACGAAAGCTCATGCCGGATGATGTGCTGCACTTCAAGGGCGGCGTAACATTGGACGGCATCGTTGGCCTGTCTCCGCTGGATTGTCTGCGGGCTACGCTCGAAAACGGGGCAAGCGCCAACAAGTTCATTAACAATTTTTACAAGCAAGGTCTTCAGGTCAAAGGCATCATCCAGTATGTCGGCGATCTGAACGAAGAAGCGAAGCGGATATTCCGCGAAAAGTTCGAAAGCATGGCGTCCGGGCTGAACAACAGCCACCGGGTCGCGCTTCTGCCTGTCGGTTATCAATTCGTGCCGATCGCGCTGAATATGCACGACGCGCAGTTCCTTGAGAACAACCAGCTGACAATCCGGCAGATTGCTGCGGCGTTCGGGATCAAGATGCATCAGCTTAATGACCTCACACGGGCGACACATACTAATGTCGCGGAGCAGCAGCGGGAGTTCTATCAGGACACGTTGCAGCCGATCTTGACGATGTACGAGCAAGAGCTGACCTGGAAGCTGTTCTTGGATGAGGAAATCCAGAACGGCTTTTTCTTTCGGTTCAACGTCGACGCGATTCTACGGTCCGACCTCAAAACGCGGTATGAGGCGTATCGGACCGGCGTGCAGGGCGGCTTTCTCACGCCGAACGAGGCCCGCGCGAAAGAGGAATTGCCACCGCTTGAGGGTGGGGACCAATTGCTCGTAAACGGCAGCTATGTCCCGATCACGCAAGCTGGGGCCGCTTATTCCAGAAAAGGGGGTGATGGAGCTGGACAAGGAGAGGAAGATGCCGGAGAAGGAAATTCGGACGTTGCCGGTGACGCTGGAAATCCGGGAAGCTGATGGCGAAAACTCCAAGCGAACCATCACCGGATCGATCAAGTACAACACCGAAAGCGCAGAGATGCGGGACTTCTGGGATGACGTTTTTGTGGAGGAAATCGACAAAGAGGCCTTCAAAGACAGTCTTGCTTCCCGGAATGTGGTGGCATTGTGGAGTCATGATACATCTCAGGTGCTCGGGAACACGAAATCTGGCACCCTGAGACTGACCAACATGGAGACGGAACTGCGTTTTGAACTGGACATTCCGAACACAAGCGCAGGAAACGATGCGTGGGAACTGATCAAACGCGGTGATGTGGATGGCGTGTCGTTTGGGATGCGGGTGCTCAAATCCAAGTGGTCGAGCGAAAAACGCGGCGAACGAAGGATATATAAGCGCCAAATCCTCAACGCCGAACTTTACGAGATCAGTCCAGTCGCATTCCCGGCATATCCAGCCAACCAGGTCAGCGCCCGCGGTTTGGAAGAATTTAAAGCGACCGAGAAACGCGCTGCCGATCAGTACGAAAAAGAAAAGATGTTGCTCGAACTCGACCTTTATGGTTGAGTTTTTGTCTTTCCCAAAAATCTTATGAGGTGATGAAAGTGACCAAAGAACTGAGGGCACTGCTCCAAAAACTGGAGAAGGCGAAGGAAGAAGTCCGAAGCCTGCTGGCCGAGGACAAGACGAATGAAGCAAAGGACAAAATGGCGGAAGTCCGGTCGCTGCAAGAGAAAGTCGATCTGCAGCGCGAACTCGAAGAAACAGAAGCACGCGGACTCGGCGGCAAGGAACTTGATGACAAAGGCAACGTCGAAGAGCGCGACATGAAGGAGCTTGAATCGGAGTATCGCAGCATTTTCCTGCGCGGCATTCGACGTCGCCCGATCACGTCCGAACAGCGCTCCATCATCGCTGAATACGAGCGCCGGGCCGTGATGAATGAGGGTGAAACCAATCCGGCTATCCCGGACGGCGATGTTGGCATGGTGGTGCCGCAGGACATCCAAACGCGAATTAATACCCTGATGCGTGAATGGAACGATCTGTCGCAGTATGTGACGGTTGAAAACGTCTCTACGCTGTCGGGCTCGCGCGTTCTGGAAACGGATGCTGACATGACGCCGTTTGCCGTCGTGGACGAGTATGGACAAATCCAGGAAACCGACAACCCGAAATTCACGACCGTCACGTACAAGGTCAAAAAGCGTGCTGGTTATCTGCCGCTGACGAATGAACTGTTGGCGGACAATGACGCGAACCTGCTCAACTACGTGACGAACTGGATTGCGCGGAAGGCTGTGCACACGCGGAACACGCAAATCATTGCACTGCTCCGCACGCTCACGCCGAAGGCGCTGGACGACGTGAAGGCGATCAATACGGTCCTGAACGTCGATCTGGACCCGGCAATCAGCCTTTCCTCGATCATCCTGACGAACCAAGACGGCTTCAACTGGCTGGACAACCAAGTGGACGGTATCGGCCGCCCGATCCTGCAAGAAGACATCACCCAGCCCGGCCGCAAGCTGTTCAAGGGCCGTCAGATTGTCGTGGCATCGAACCGCCATCTGCCGACGGTCGACGACAAGGCTCCGTTCTTCATCGGCAACCTGAAGCAGTTCATGGTGTTGTTCAATCGCCGGTTCTTCGAGCTCGCTTCCACGCGCGAAGGCGGCGACGCATGGCGTCGTGACACCACGGAGCTTCGCACCATCATGCGCGACGACTACGTGAAGTGGGACGAAGCGGCTGCGGTGTTCGGCGAAGTCGATCTTACTCCTTCGGTGTGATGAGGGGCGGGGTTATCCCGCCTCTCTCCTTTATGGGAGGTGATCGAGAGTGGCGAAGGTGATTCGGGCTTTTCGGGACCGGACACAGAATCTGAAGCGCTATGATGTTGGCGATGATTATCCGGAAGACAACAAAGAGCGCGTGGCCTATCTGGTGAAAGAGGGGTTCCTTGCGCCCCCGGAACCGCCCGCTGAAAAGCCGAAGAAGCGCAAGAAAGGCGCTGATGTCGATGGCGATCCTGACGCTTGAGGAAGCGAAAACGTGGCTCCGGGTGGATGGTGACGCCGAAGATAGCCTGATCGAGATATTGATCGGTGCCGCTGAAACGTACCTCCACAATGCGACGGAAATACAGTTTGACGGCACGAATCAGCTTGCGAAACTGTTCTGCCTCGTCCTGTGCGCGGACTGGTACGAAAACCGGGATTTGATCGGTCAACAGCCATCGGACAAGGTGCGGTTTACGATCCAATCAATCCTCGCGCAACTCCAGCACGCCTACACGCCGCCCGATCCGGAAGAAGGCGAAGAAGATGGCTGACAAACTGCTGGTGAACCGGCTGAACAAACGCGTGACGATTCAGCGTTTGGAAAAGGCGCCGGATGAATACGGCCAGCCCATTGATATATGGGTTGATGTTGCCACGGTTTGGGCAGCCATCGAACCACTTCGGGGACGGGAATATTTCGCTGCGATGTCCGAGCATGCCGAAGTGACGACGCGCATCCGCATTCGGTATCGGGAGGATATCGACCGCACCATGATTGTCCGGTACAAAGAGCCTGGCGATCCTGAATTCCGCGAGTTCGAAATCCTGCATATCATCCATCCGGAATTCCTGCGACGCGAACTCCAACTCATGTGCAAGGAGCGACAGTGAGATGCGAGTTATTATCAAACGGGAAGTAATTGAGCTTTCACCCGTCGATGGTTGGAGACGATTTGCTCCAGGGAGAATCATCATTCAATTGGAGCGATAGTGAGATGGCCCGTCGTTCTGAAATCGTCGGCATGAAAGAACTCGAACGTGCGTTCCGTGAACTCGGGAAGGTGCCACAATCGGCGGCAACGAAGTCGGCGCGTGCAGGTGGTTCGATCGCTCTGAAAGCGGCGAAGGCGAATGCACCGGAAGATGAGGGCGACCTGAAACGAGGGTTGATTCTGAAACGCGAGCGGAGCCGAATTAAAGGCAAAGCCGTCTACCAGGTAACGCTCGACCCGGCGATGAACGACGTGTTTGTTAAGGTGTCCAAAGACGGCAAACGGTCCTATTACCCGGCATCGCAGGAATACGGCTTCCTTACGGTCGATGGCGGGTATGTTCCGGGGTATCGGTATCTGCGGCGGTCGGCTGATGATAACGAGCGTCAGATCGAAAAGAAGATGCTTGATGAAGCCGGCAAAGAAGTTGACAAAGCATTGCGAAAAGGACGGTGATTGGAGTGGCGGGTTTGGAAGTCACCGTAAAGATAGCGGATACGGAAGTGTTTCAAAACATGCTCAATCTGTTCCAAGAAATCGCCAACGATGAAAGTATTCCGGAAGAGAAACGGAAATGCATTGTTGACCGGTTGTTGGAAATCGGGGCGATCAAAGAATGAGCTTCGAACCGGCACTTGTGCAGGAATTGAAAACTATTCCGGAATTGCAGAATCGGGTCTATCCGCTCTTCGCGCCGGAGGCCAACGCTGAGCAGGGCGTTCCGTACTTGATTTACGCGTCCAGCGAAGGGTTGCGAGACAAAACACTAAGCGGTTATCTCGAATCCAAAGAGGTTCGAGGAGAACTGAACATCATAGCCAAGCGTTACGGCGACATGAAGGCGATCACTAAAAAGGTGGTCGCCTTGCTTATTTCGTTCGAAGGCCGGCAAATTGGCGCGAATGGGCCATTTATTGAGGAACTCACCTACCAGATGCCGGTTGAGCTTTACGAGGCCCAGCCGGATTTACACCGGTGCGTTATCGAATTTCAAGTCTATTTCGAGGAGTGATGTAGAGTGACCAAAAGAGCAACACGGTCGGTCGGAACAAAGATCAAGATCGGCCTGAATTTCATCGGCGATCTTTCGTCCATCGGCTCGCCGTCGATCACTCAGGAAGAGCTTGATGTGACGACGTTGGACAGTGAAGGCGGATATCGTGAATTCATCGCCGGATTCAAAGACCCTGGGGAAGTTTCCATTTCCGGCTTTTTTGTACCTTCCGATCTCGGTCAGGCTGATGTGTATGCGGCGCTGGAATCCGGTGACGTGCAGGATTTTGAAATCATCTATCCCGCCAAACTTGGTGCCGCGTGGAGCTTTCAGGGAATCGTGACGGCGTTCAACGTTACGGCGGAGACGGAAGAAGCGATCGGGTTTGAAGCGACGATTCGCGTCAGCGGAAAGCCATCTCTGAATTTCGGGGCGAGTGCCGGCTTGACTGGTCTTTCACTGACCGGCGCTGGCGGATCGCTGTCTCCGTCTTTCGACAGTGGTACTTATTTCTACACATTCGCCGGCGTCACCGACCCGAGCTTTACCGTCACGGCAACCGCTGCAAATCACAGCTTGAAGCTGTATGTGGATGGTCAATTTCAGGAGGATTTGGAGAGCGGTCAAGCGTCCAGTTCAATTTCCTTTGGGACGGCCGAGAGCCGAAAGGTAACGATCATCGCACAAGAAACCGGCAAGACGTCGGTCGTGTACGAAATTATCGTCATTGCTGACGCATCGTAACCGGGGACGTTGACTCCCCGGTTAATTTTCTAAGAAAGGGATGAGAAGATATGAGCCAAAACAACAACGATGTTGTGTACATCCAGCTCGACCGCCCGCGAGAGTTGCGTTTTGGACATAAAGCGCTGAAAGCGATGGAAGAGTTAACTGGAAAATCTGTTCTAGAAATTGAAGAAATTTTTTTAAATGGACAATTAAGCATTGCAATGATCGAGAAATTCGTCTATGCCGGGCTGCTGAAGGATGCGGAAAAAAATAATGAGACGTTGACGCTTGAAAAAGTGGCGGATCTTCTTGATGAAGCACCCGCGTATGTTGACGTAATCGAAGCAATCGGACGTGCATTTGCAGTGACATTCCGTAAGAGAGGCGAAGCAGAGGGAAACCAGGGATTACCGGCGGGGGAGCCGGAACGGCAGTAAAGCGCGGATATGACTGGGATGAAACGCTGAAAGTAGCACTCAGATGTGGTTATACCGTTGAAGAATATCATGACATGACGCCCCGAGAACTGGATCTCGCAGTTGAAGCATACAATCACAAATTACAATACGAACGTGAACAAGCAATCATCCAAGCATACTACACTGCTATTTGGGCTCGCTGGGTCAAGAAGCCGCCAAAGATCATGCAAATTCTCGAAAAACTCAGACCGCGGAAACAAGTTCAAAAAATGTCACCCGAGCAGTGGCTGCAAGTTTTGAAACGCCGACACGAATAGGAGGGAAGATAGATGGCCGTCGTAAGAAATCTCATGATCCGGATTGGGGCAGATTTTTCGGAAGCTCGTAAGAATCTACAAGGAGCGACCCGAGAACTGGACCGTTTTCGGCGCGACACCGACCGCACCGTCGGGCGCGCAACTGGTAGGGCCGGCCTCGGCCGGATCGGTACGGAACTCGAGACGGTGCGTCGATCGGTTTCTTCCTCTCTCTCCCAACTCCGCGGCGCACGTGGTATAGGCGGTGTAGCAAGCGCGCTCGGTACTCTCCGGCCGGCTCTCAGTGCCGCGACCACCGGGTTTCGCGGACTTGGAGCGGCGGCCGGCGGCGTATCAGCGGCACTCGGACCGGTCGGGATTGGCATTGCCGCGATTACTGCAGCACTTGCGGCTGTTACCGTCGGACTCTACCACGCGAGTCAAGCGGCGGTGCAATATGAAGCTGATCTCGGCCGGTTGAATATGCAGCTCAAAGGCGGCAGCCGCGATTTTGTAGAGTGGGCTCGGAGCATGGGGCTCGCTCGGCAAACCGCCGTACAGATGGGAGCGACCTACGGGACGCTCCTTTCTTCATTTATCAGCGATACAAACGATCTGGCGAACTCAACGAAACAGCTTGTCCAGGCGACCCGCGTCGTCGCGTCGGCGACTGGCCGCAGTATTGACGACGTCATGGAGCGGATGCGCTCCGGGCTTCTCGGAAACACCGAGGCGATCGAAGACCTCGGCGTTTTCGTGAACGTCTCGATGATCGAGTCAACCGAGGCGTTCCGTCGATTTGCCGGCGATAAGTCCTGGGAGCAGCTTTCATTTCAGATGCAGCAGCAAATCCGCCTGGCTGCAATTCTGGAGCAGACATATAAACGATATGGAAACTCCGTGCAGGACAATGTCATGACAAAACAAGAGCTGCTGATGGAGCAGCTCAAAGAAGTCAAGCTCAATCTGTCCCAGGCTTTCCTGCCGCTTTGGGATGTCGTGTTACCGGCGCTCACCGAGCTCGCGCGCGCCCTCGCGACGGCTACCGAAAACTTGGCTCGTTTTACGTACTGGTTGCGTGGCTGGGACTACGATGAGCGCACTAGCGGCATGGATCAGTATACTGATTCGATTCAACGGACTGGCGATGCGTTCGATGAAATGGGCGACAAGGCGAAAAAAGCCCGCAGCGAATTGGCCGCGTTTGACCGGCTGAATCTTCTCGGATTCGGCGCGGGAGGGACTGGAGGAAAAACCGGAGGAGGCGGGGGGCAAATGCCTGAGATGCCGCAACCTCCGACCAGAGACAGAGGAACGTCAAACTGGATTGACTGGCTGAAAAACATCCCGCGCCTCATCGAGACAAAGTTTCGTATTACGTTTGACCCGCCTGTCCCGCCGGATGCCGGATTGGGTGCCGTGGTCACTTCTATCACAAACACCGTCAACCAAATGGCCGCCCAAGTTCGAGAGAGATTAGCATCGATGTGGGCTGAGCTCGGGACGCTCTCGCTACAGGGGATGACTACGCAGCAGGCACAGTGGAGCGCTTTTTCGGCAAATCTCGGCGGCGTGCTGGTTCCTGCATTGGCTGCGAGCGTCGTCCAGCAATGGGCGAACATGTGGAATCAGCTGCGGACCACGACTGCCGCGAACTCTCCAGTCGTGCAGTTGTCGTGGCAGACGATGCTTGAAAATATGCGTGCACAGCTTGGCATCACGGCGCCGGCGATTCAATCGAACTGGCAAACGATGCTGAATGTTTTGCGGGCTCAACTCGACACCACGTCTGCAGCTGTATTGACGAGCTGGAAAGCTATGCTTGCCGGCATGGTATCTGTATTGACTGCACAGCGTTCGGTCATCACGACAAACTGGAACGCGCTGAAACAGACTATCGAGTCTATCCGGTCGCCGCTTGCGGTTGTCAAGGAGAACTGGACCACGACGCTCACGGGCATGGCGCTTGTGCTCACTACGCTGCGGCCGCAATTCGAGCTCAATTTCAAAGCGGTGGGGCTCGCGATACGAAGCCTCATTACGGAATTGGACGGTTTGCGACCGAAATGGACATCGGTGCTTTCAGATATGTACAGCGTGGCGCTGGACAAACTCGGCGGCATCGTGCGCGTTATCACGGATGCAATTACCGCCTGGAATAATTTCAAATCCGTGTTCGGCGCTGTTCCAACTGCCATCGCGAACACAATGAAAAACCTCGTCACTCCCCCGGCTTCGCAGTCTGATTTGCCTGGTAGAAATGCACCGGTGGTGGGGTATCTGCTGCAAGGGCTGGACTACATCGGTGAACAGGTGGAAAGTTCGGGACTCGGTGCATTTCTCCGCGGCGTGATGGTCCCGGGAGCATCATTAGGAGGCGCCGCGACTGCGGGAAGCGGAGCCCTAAGTGGTGCAGCGAAATACCTTGACGACGCAATTAAGAACGTCACTAAATGGTTCAAAGATGTCGGCATCCCTGTACCGGCATTCGCCGCCGGTGGTATCGTGAGCGGACCGACACTCGCGATGGTCGGAGAATACCCGGGTGCTGCGTCGAATCCGGAAGTGATCGCGCCGCTGTCTGATTTGGAAAGCATGATGGACAGCGGGGAGCAAGTCGCGGTATTGCGACAGATTCTACAAGCAGTCCGTGAGGGACAATCCGTGACAGTGACGATCAGCGAAGATGAGGTCACACAAGCGGTCATCAGAGGACATAACAAACGGGCGCGGCGGTTAGGTAAATCCGAGCTGCTTTTGTGAGGTGGTCCGTATGTATATCGCGATCAACGGAACGGAACTTCCGAAATATCCGAACAAATTTCAGGTCCGCGTGATGGACTTGGACGACGGAGAGACCACCACCCGTACAGCTGACGGGACTCTCTCGCGGGATCGGATCGCAGTAAAACGACAAATTGAGATGACTTGGCCTGCATTGCGCTGGGAAGAACTCTCAGCGCTTTTGCATTTGATGCAGGATGAATTTGTCGATGTGACCTATCCCGACCCCATGACCGGGCAGCAGGAAACGAAGGTCTTTTATGCCGGGGACAGAACGGCACCAATCGCCTTTGAGCGTGGCGGCGTCATGTGGTGGGAAGGGTTAGAAGTTACAATGACGGAGCAGTGATGCTGCATGTTGACGATTTCTCCCGTGTTTAACGATTTTCTCCGGCGCCGCGCCCGTGAGTGGTTGCTTAAGGTCGATATTAACGGCGTTGAATACGGGCTCCGCCAAGTCGTCGATGTCCAAATCGAAAATGACATCGTGCCGGGTTCAGAATTTGAGCTCGGCACGGCGATTATTTCGCGGTGCGTCTTGCGTCTGCGTACTGTTGACACCATCCCGCCTAACGCGAAGGTCATACCGTATGTTGCGCTTTCCCTCGAAGGTCTGACCTGGGAAGAAGCAAACTACGCATGGCAGGATGCGGATTTTGCTTGGGACGGCAGTACAGGAACGGACTGGCTGCCGCTTGGAACTTTTTTTATCGACAACCGCAGACAGCAAAACAAAGTTTGGACTTTTGAGTGCTATGATGTGCTGACTTTTGCGGACGTTGCGTACGTATCCCAGCTCAGTTACCCGGCTACCATGCAGGCTGTTTGGAATGAGGTATGCGCGCAAACAGGTCTGACCTATGACGCTGCCAGCATCCAGTTCAATCCGTCGTACACGGTCCCCGTGGCGCCGACCGGTTACACTTGCCGCCAAGTACTCGGCTTTATCGCCGGCGCTCACGGCGCAAGCGTCTATGCCGGCAGGGATGGAAGACTGCGCTGGCGGAAATATGCAGCCGCGGAATCGCCGGTCTATGACATGACCGAAGCGGATTATATCAAGGTTAAGCAAACCAATCCGCCGAAGGTATATACGAAAATCGTTGTCACCTATGACCCGGATGAGCAACTGACATATGAAGCCGGCAGCGGGACGGAAAATGAGACGTTGCATCTTGTTAACCCATTGATGACGCAACAGATGGTCAATAATCTATTGGCTCAAATCGACGGTTTTACCTACGTCCCGATTGAGATGGATGCCCGCGGTTATCCGCAGCTGGAGCATGGCGATCGGATCAGTTTCGATCGCACCGAATCGATGAGTTGGTTGGAGGCAGACGTCGCTTGGGATGCCGCTGACTTCCCGTGGGATGGAGTGCAGACACACCAGACTTTGATTTTGCGGCAGACGTTCACTTTCAAGGGCGGTTTGGGCATGTCGTTGGCGGCGCCGTCCAAGTCGGAGCAGGAGAGCGAATTTGGCATTGACGGTAGCCTGACGGCCGCGGTGAACAGGCTCAATCAAAATGCAGTGAAGTACGACAAACCGTATTACGGTGTGACACACTCTCGTGAAGAAGGCATTGTCGTGCAACGCGAGGATGGCAAGGCAAAAGCCGTATTCAACGCGGATGAACTTTCATTCTGGGCCGATGGCCAGCGCGCGTTGTGGTTCGACGTGCCGAATCTGAAATGGAAATTCACCGGTACGCTGGAAGGCGTGGACGGTACTTTCAGCGGGACGATTCAGGGCGGTCAGTTCGTCGGTGGTAGCATCACGATCGGCAGCGGGAATAACGTTTTCCGAGCAGATACTCAGGGCATTTGGGCAGGAAATGCGAACTTCAATAACGCTCCGTTCCGAGTGGATATGTCTGGTGCAATGACGGCCACAAACGCAAATATAACAGGAACGATCACTGGTAGTTTCGTTATAGGGTCGTCCATTTCGGGAGGAGTTATCACCGGTGCGTTGATTCAGACTGACACGAGCGCGAATTACCCTAGAATCGAACTTTCAAGCACAGCCAAGACCCTGACGGCCGAATTTAGCCCGATTTCAGCTATTTCCATACGAACGTCGGGCGGACCAGCAGCAGCGCCGTATATGGTATTTACAAACGGTTCCTTTAATACGCTTTATTACCAAGATGCTTCTGCCGGACACGGGATATTGACTACTGGAAATATTACGATCCAAGGGACGTCTGGTATTGACATCGTTTCTAATAACTTCAGAATAAACGATGGCCTTCCTTTCAACGCCATACCTCAGCCCAACAGCACGGCAACGACTGTCGCCGGCATCGTTGCTGATTTCAATTCGCTATTGTCGGTGCTAAGATCGCTGAAAATCTTGGCATAAAGACTTTAGCATGTTATCATGAGGCTGAGGTGATGGAAAAATGAAGAAAATTATGATTGGCCTTGTAATAGGTCTCATCATCGGTACTGCTTCGACAGCCTTAGCTTCTAGCGATTTTGTTCAGGCAAAGTTTTCGAAATTTAACATGGTGGTGAATGGAACTGAAGTCGAACTTGAATCTGACCCGTTGGTTTATCAAGGGACGACATATCTTCCGGTGCGGTACATTTTGAATCTTCTCGGATATGATGTCACATACCTTGCAGAAACCAGGACGATTGTCGCGGAAAAACCGGTTGAGCGATTCCTTGCCGATGTCGAGGCTTTGATGCGGGATTCACAAGAACCGGAGGGGGAGGAAGTGCAGGGTACTGAGGAATTTGTAGTCAATGGAAAAACTTATTACGGGATCGAGCAAGTTAACAATACCATTAACCGACTCCAAAACATCACTATCAAATTTTACAAATTCTTGGCTGAAGGTGGCGCACCGACCGAGGAAGCAAGACAAGAAGCCGAGCGGTTGCTCGCCGAAGCCGAGGCTGAACTGGAAGAATTGCTGAAAATCAAAGAGCATTTTGAGAAACAAGCCGCCGAATAGGCGGTTTTTATTATGCCTGAAAGGGTGATGCGAAATGAATAAGAATTACACCGTAAAGGTAGATGACATAATTTTACCGGAAGCCGCACTGGAAAGAATCCGCCAGATCGTGCGCGAAGAAATAGCTGCTAGTCATCCTTCTTTACGTGAGGTGAGAATACAACTGGATGGTAAAGAGATCGCTAAAGCAGCAACACCTAAAAAGGTGTACGATCTTCGCCCTGTGGTCAAAGAAATGCTATCCATTTTGGTCAAGCACGAAATCCTAATGAGTTCGCTGGATAGGGTGCTGGATGAATTGCGAAAAGCTGCGCTGACCAGCACCCGTATTCAAGAGATTTGGGCTAACGACGACTATCAGGGGTATAGAGAACTGTGAAACGTTCTCCCTCTGGCGTAATTTCGGCGCCCGACGTTCTGTCAACAACCAAACGTCCGCTTGCAACACGCATTGGAAGAATGCCGGTAATATAACCAGATTGATAACAACGTTCCAATGCTTCATCGAATAATTCGTCACCGAGTTTTGACAATACGTCCCCGATGTCTTGACCGTTACGAAGTTGCATTAAGATATTGTACATTTCTTTTGTGACGAGATTATTGTGTTCTAATTCTCGTTGCATTCTTGCACGAATTTCATCATCAGCCGCCAATTCAAAAACCTCCCTTCGTCGGATGATAGGTTTTCCCGCCCAAAACTTCGACAGAATGGGAGGTTTTTCCTTTGGAACAAATGTTTGGGGGTGCGAAATGCCCAACATCACACACATTCTGCGGGCCGAAATCGACCTGTCGCAGCCCGTCCCCGAACTCTGCACCGTGATCGCCCACGTGCTGCAGGCGTGGCCGGGACGGGAACGGGAAGTGTTGTCGAAGCTGCGTGAGGCGATCGACGATCATCTGAAAGTATTGGAGAAAGGAGAAGGGGAACGTGGCAAACCGATACGCGAATCTCGTCGGATCGAACAAGATCAAAGACGAATGGACGAAGATCAACGCCGGCTTTGATGCCGTCCAGGCTGATATGGATGCGAAAGCGGATGCCGATGATCTGGTCAGCCTGGAGAACACGGTCAACGATCATATCGGCGCTGGTGGAGCTGCACATGCAGAAGCGACAACATCGAGCGCTGGATTCATGGCGGCGGCCGACAAGCAGAAGCTGGACAATATCGAGTCAGGGGCACAGGTCAACCAGAACGCTTTTGCAAAAGTCAATGACGTGGAAGCGAACGATCCGTCCGATGAGTTGACCATCACTGGTGGAACGGGAATCACCGTCACCACCAACCCGAACACAAAAGAAGTCATCGTGACCGCTACCGGATCGAGCACTCCCGGGCCGCACGGCAGCAGTCACACCGAACATGGCGCCGATCCGATCCCTGCTGCGACGACAACGGAAGGCGGCCTGATGAGCGCGGATCACGTGCAGATGCTCGAGGCCCACGCCGCCCGCCACGCCGTCGGCGGCCCGGATGAGATCACGCCGGAGATGATTGGGGCGGTATCGCAGTCTGACTTTTCTGCGCATATATCTGAAACAGTTCAGGACGGCGTCCACGGTATGGGCTCGGCTGCCGCGCAAGACTATGAAACCGGCACTTGGACGCCTCGTTTGATAGTAGGAGGTATTGTTCCGTCGGATATAACGTATCAAACCCAAGTCGGCAGGTATACCCGAATCGGAAATCGGGTGATTGCGGATTTTGAGATCGTATTAACAAATAAAGGCGCGGCTTCCGGAAATGTACGAATTGGTTATTTGCCTTTTGTTGCTGCATCGGCTCCCAGAAGCCACACACTATTAACGTTTCGAAACGTTACTTTGTCTTCAAATATGACGAGTATATCTGCATTTACTATCGGTGCGGGACAAACCGGTATTGACGTTTTTCAGATAGGAAGTGATCAGGATACTATTCAACTGACTACGTCAAATCTAAAAAACAATTCGGGTCTATACGGACAGATTATATACACTATTGGAGGGTGATCAAATTGATCGAAAAAATTACTCTGGACATGCTGACGGAAACTTCTGTCAGCGTGAAAACCCAAAAATATGTCGTCGTTGACGGTGTGGAGTACCCGATCGGAGAGCCGCATCGGCGGGCATATGTAAATAGCGAATCTGGCCGACAGCAGGTTCAGGTCGAGGTTCCGGAGCCGCACCGCACCGCCATTTTCGCGGTGTGGGGAGATGAGCCGACGGTGCCAGAAAATCCGGAAAACGAAGACTGATCCCCTGAGCCGATCAGGGGCAGTTTTATTCTCGTGGGGGTGAAGTTGTGGAAAACCTATTCAAATCTGCAGTAGCAGTTGGCGGCGCGGCCGCCTCGTACTTTTTCGGGGGGTGGTCGTCGTTGCTTACGATTCTGCTTACCTTTGTCGTTCTGGATTACATTACTGGTGTTGTTGCCGCGGCAAAAGAGGGGAAGTTAAATTCAGAAGTCGGCGCTTGGGGCATAGCCAAGAAGGTCGGAACATTCGTCATCGTTGCGGTTGCTCATCTCGTTGACTCGGCGCTTGGCGACGCTCATCTTTTCCGCGACGCGGCGATTTTCTTCTTCCTTGCGAACGAGCTTCTCAGCGTGATCGAAAACGCCGGCCGGATCGGGGTGCCGATTCCGCCGGTTTTGCAACGGGCGGTGGAAGTGTTGCGGGGGAAGTCGGAGGGCGGTCAAACATGAGCGCAGCAGCCGCATTCATCGTCAAAATTGCTCCAATCGCGGTCCAGCTGCGCGTCGATGGCTCTCCGATCTTCCCCTCCGTCCGGATCGCGCAGGCTGGGCTTGAGACGGGTTGGAAAATACCCGAACATAAGAACATGGGCGGGTATAAGGTCGGCAGCGGACAGCTCACACCGTACTGGCGCGGCAAGATCGTCAACAAAGGCACCTGGGAAGTATATGACGGCAAGCGTGTCGATGTGACGGCCGCGTTTCGGGCGTATGACAGCGTGGAAGACTTTTTCCGGGACCAGGACCTTCTTTTCCAAATCCCGCGTTACGACCGCGTTAGACTTGCTACGACGCCCGAGCAACAGGCCGATATGCTGCAGGCATGCGGGTATGCGACGGACCCGGCATACGGTCAGAAGCTCAAAAATCTCATCGGGATGTATAACTTGAAAAAATACGATCAGGAGGCGGAGGACGTGTTACAGGAGTTGCAAAATGCCGTGAAGAATTTACAAAGCCAGATCAATTCACAGCGCGACCAGATCGCCGCGTTGGATCGGAAGGTCAAACGTCTGGAAGGAAAACAGTCCATGCCGGTGCCAGAATGGGCCAAAGAGGCGGTTGAAGCGGCGGTGCGGGCGGGCGTGGTGGATACGCCGGAGGGCGGTAGTTATGATTTTTATAGGCTGTTGACGGTGATGTACAGGAAAGGGTTGATTTGAAATTCCCAAGCACTTGGAAAAACGAAATCCCCACCCAGCCACAATGGCCGAGGTGGGGTTTAAACGAAGATCGATGTGATGCCCCGGCACAACCGGGGCATGTTTCACTTTCTGAAGAACTCTTTCAGTCCTTCCGTCCATAATGCGACTTCTCCGGTCACCGTCCCGTCATCATATACGGTGACAAGAAACTCCTTAACACCGTATACCGGGTCGATATAGTCGAACATCTCTTTCCCTTTCGTGATGAACTCGTCGCGGTGCTCGGGTTCGATCACTTCCGCGATGTCGAACAGACTGTTCGAATAATATTCCGTGCGGCCTTCATGAACATACTTCCGAATATCCTTCATCTTCTTCGTCTCCTTTCTAAATACAGGCTTTTCGCCGGCTTCAACTCGCTCACAAAATTCCAAAATCGCACTTTCGATGACCGCCGTTTTGTCGACGCCTGCTTGAGCCGCCGCCCGGTCGAAGCGCTCGACCAGGCCAGCGGGGATGCGAAACGCGCGTAGAATGCGAGTCATTCGGCCATCTCCTCCATTTTCGGGTTAATCTCGCGGACTTTGTCCCAGATCATCTTTTTGATCTCGTTTCTCAAAAATTCCTGAATTTCAGGATCAGCCCAGGTCAAATCACGTTCACGGTAACTTTGCCGATACATTTCTCCGGTCGGTACGTCATAATACCAGCTACCCTCGATGCTTCTTGCGATTCCGACGATGTTTCCATTTACATTTTTTTGATCGATCACTTTGATGCTTGCGTCAATGTATACGCGATGCTTTCCGTACTTTTTCCATTCACGTCCCGTTGCTTCTTTGACAATGTCTTTCAGCCGATCGGTTGCTTTTCCCATTTCCTTGACGATGCGCCACGCCACGCGAAGCGCTTCTGCGAAATAATCGCGCACCTTCCCGCCGAATTTCTTTTGTCCCTCCCGAGCGATTTCCCAAGCTTTCCGCATGACGTTTTGCATCTTTGTTCATCTCCTTTCCTTATCTTGATTTCATTATAGCTTATGTATATACAAAAGTAAATACGAACACATACGAACAAATTGTGAATTTTTAATATTGATTAAGAACATGTGTTCGCGTATACTGATATCACTATCACATTTTCGATGGTGATCAACATGGCGAAAAAACTTTCTGAAAACGGCCTGTGGGAGTCGTCCAGGGTGATCCTGCCCGAACACAAGGAGCAGATTCACGCTTGGCGCCGGCGTCAGGATCGGCGCAACCGTCCGGAGCTCGATGAACAGGAGTGGGAACGCATCGACGCGGCGTTAAACTGGTCGCTACGGACAGGGGAGCCGGTGAGGATCAGGCTTTACGACCCGTATGAGGAGCGGGTCATCGTCGGCGCGGTGGAGCGGGTGGATCGGCTGCTGAGGCGTGTCAGGATAGCCGATGAATGGGTGAGCATGGGAGATATTACGGGAGTGGATGACCCCGGGGAGTGAGTGGCCCGGGGTTTTGTTTTGCCCACAATTTGCCCACAATGTGGGAAATTTTTGCCTGTTTTCACCTG